TATTTCCAACAAATTAAACCTCGCTAAGAAGTTTGCTAGGGGTATTAAAGATTATTGTTCACAGTTACCAAGATGGGTTTGGGGTCCAGACTATTATGGTAGTGAGGAAAAAGAAAAGAAATCTATATTCGTAAAAGATTCTCAGATAGAAATTGAATTACCTAATGGTAGTAAAATTATTGCAGTTGCGACATCTACCGATGCTCTTCGTGGATATACCCCAACATTACTAATATTTGATGAGGCAGCCTTCATTGTTAATGGTGCTGAATTATATTCTGCGGCAATCACATCACTTGGTACGGGTGGTGGTGCGATATTGATATCTACACCAAATGGTTATGACCCATTGTATTATAAAACCTATGAACAATCTGAAAAGGGTGAAAATGATTATAATGTAATTGAATTAAAATGGTATCAAGACCCTAGATATAACAAAGATTTGCAATGGCTAAAAGGTGATGAAATAATAAGTGAGGTTGAATTCACTTTGGAATCATTTGATGAAATGATTAAAAAGGGGTATAAACCAACATCTACTTGGTACCGTGATATGTGTAAGGGTATGAACAATGATAAGAAACGTATTGCTCAAGAGCTTGACGTATCTTTCCTTGGTTCTGGGGGTAATGTTATTGATGATGAATATATTAATATGCATGATACTCAAAATGTTGAAAAACCTAAGTTTATTGACGACACTTATTATGATGGAAATAGTGGTTTAGTTTGGATTTGGAATGAACCCGAAGAAGACCACCAATATATATTAGCCGCTGACGTTGCTCGTGGTGATGGTGCTGACTTTTCTTCATTTCAGATAATTGATTTTACAACAATGGAACAAGTTGTTGAATTTCAAGGTAAAATTCCACCAGATACCTTTGCTGAAATACTTAATGTGTATGGTACCAAATATTCAGCATATTTAGTGGTTGATAATGTTGGTGTTGGTAATACAACCACATCAAAACTAGTGGAAATTAAATACCCAAATTTACATTATGATTCAGTTAAAACTGAAAATGGTAAAAAGGTTGCTGGGTTTAATATTAATGGTGTTAGGTTACAGTTAATATCTCATTTAGAGATTGCGGTTAGAACTAACACCATAAAGATTAAATCTAAACGTGTAATCAATGAAATGAAAACATTTATTTATAAGAATGGTAGACCTGACCATATGGAGGGATACAATGATGACTGTTTAATTTCATTGGGTATGGCATTATGGATATTGGAATCTTCATTTAAGAAATTAAAGAAATTAGAAAAACAAACTAAAGCAATATTATCAGCTTGGAAATCTGGTGGTAATAATAACAAAACTGATGAAGTATATAATAGTGGGTTTGTACCAAAAAATAAAAGAAATAAAGGTAATACTGGTAAACCCAATTTTTCACCGAATGTATCTAAAAATATGCAAGACCCAAAAGGTGAATATTTATGGTTATTCAGTGGTATGAAATAAATTTATAAAAAATGGCTAGAAACGACAGAAAATTATACGCTAATAAAACAGTATATGGTGGTAGACCTCAGATTTTATATTTATGGTCACCAGAAACAGATATTAAAAAGGGTGGTTCATCTGGTAAAACTGGTAAAATAGGTCCATCTTGTACTGCAACAAAGGGGTCTCAAGGATATGATAATATTGTTGGGTATGTCTACAATTTAGTAGTAGTTGATGGTATTCAACAAGACTTGGCTTATGTCGAGTGTAATTACGTTCAATAAGTATTTAGTTTATAGTTTATTTCACTATAATTAAATAAAAACAAAATAAATATGGCAAACAAAACAATATTTCAAAGATTAAATGCCATATTTGGTCCTGAGGGTGTTAGACAACAACCTCAGCAATCAAATAGGTATTCGATTAATAATGATGTGTTAATTAAAACACAATCAAAAGAAGAGTATGATTCCGTTAAATTACAGAATCAGCAAAATAAATTTTTAAGAAATCTTTGGAGAAAAGTAGATGGTGAATTGTTTCAACAATCAATTCATTATGAAACAACCAGAATTGGTTCTTATACCGATTTTGAAAGTATGGAATTTTACCCAGAAATTGCTGCGGCTTTAGATGTTATGATGGAAGAAGCTACAACAACAAATGAAAAAGGTAAAATATTAAATGTATATTCTGATAGCACTAGGATTAAAGCAGTTTTAGAAGATTTGTTTTTTAACCGATTGGATATTCATGTTTCATTACCGATGTGGACGAGAAACACATGTAAGTATGGTGATAACTTTTTATTATTAAATATTGATGATAGAAACGGAGTATTAGGTGCAAGACAATTACCAAACTTTGAAATAGAAAGAAGAGAAGGTGATATTATTGATGCCATGATAAGTGGTAGGAATAGAATTAATGTTGAAGACGTAAAAGAAACGTCTGGTAAAATTAAATTTTTCTGGAGGGGTAGAGATGTTGAATTTAATTCATGGCAAATAGCACACTTTAGATTATTGGGTGATGATAGAAGATTACCGTATGGTACATCTATGCTTGAAAAGGCTAGAAGAATTTGGAAGCAACTTCAATTATCTGAAGATGCGATGTTGGTTTATCGTATTACTAGAGCACCAGAAAGAAGAGTTTATAAAATATTTGTCGGTAACATTGATGAGGAAGATGTGCCACAATACGTTGATGAAATCGCCAATAGATTTAAGAGAACACCAATTGTTGACCCACAAACAGGTCAAGTTGATTTAAGATATAATACATTGGCAAATGACCAAGATTATTTTATTCCAGTTAGGGATGAGAATGCACCAACACCAATTGATACATTACAGGGTGCATCAAATCTTGACCAAATTGCGGATATTCAATATTTGCAAAGAAAATTATTTACAGCATTAAGGGTTCCAAAACAATTTTTAAATTATGATGAACCACAAGGTGAAGGTAAAAATTTAGCATTACAAGATGTTAGATTTTCTAGAACTATAAACAGAATCCAACAAGCGATGATTGCTGAATTAAATAAGATTGCAATTATACATTTATACTTGTTAGGTTTTGAAGATGATGTTGATAATTTTACATTAACCTTAAACAACCCATCAACACAAGCTGAAATACTTAAAATTGAGCAATTACAGTTGAAGATGACATTGTACAAAGATGCAGTATCTGATGCTGGTAATGGATTTGCACCAATGTCAATGACTAGAGCCCATAGAGAGATTCTTGGTTGGAGTGATGATGATATTAAACAAGATTTACTTGAACAAAGAATTGAAAAAGCTGCATCTGCTGAATTAGAAAATACTAGCAACGTTATTAAGTATACTGGTATGTTTGACAAAGTTGATACTATATATGGTGACATTGATGCTGCCCGTTCTGGTGGAACTGGTGCAGAAGGTGGTGGTGATGAAGAAGGTGGTGGTCCTACTGGTGGAGGCGGCGGTGGCGGCTTCGGTGGTGGTGGTCTTGATTTCGGTACCGAAGAAGGTGGTGAAGAAGCTCCAGAAGTTGGCGGTGAAGGTGAGGCTGCTGGTGGTGAAGAAGCTGCACCAGAAGTTGGTGCTCCAGAGGCTGGTGCCGCACCAGAAACTCCAGAGGGTCTTGCTGAGACAATAAAAAGACAAAAATCTTTATTGACTGAAGCTGGTAAAAGTAAAAGACCAATAAATAAAAAAGTATCAACAAATTCATTTGATAATTTATTGAAGACAATAAAGAATGATGATGAAAATATTGTATTAAATGAGCGTGTAAAAATATACGATAAAAATTTAAAAATAAATGAAGATATAAATACAATTATCGGTGACATAGATAGAATGTTGGACGAATAATGTTTTTATATTAATTTATCATATTTATTATTAAAAAACTATAATTATGGATAATTTTGGTAAAATAAAATCAACATACAACTTTATATTGGCTGAAGCTATATCAACTGGTAATGAAAATAAAAAAGCAACATTCAAACAATATATAAAAACAATAAAAGAAAACGAAGGTTTAAATGCTCAATTTAATGTCTATTATAATATTGAAAGTAAAATTGAATCTGATAAATTTAAAGCGTTGGAATATGTTAACGAGTGTATATCATTGCTAGATAAATTTGATAAAAAACAAATAAAAGAATCAAATAAAAAATTAGCCAATGCTATACTTAGTGAGTCTTTTGAAATTGATGATATTAGAGAATCATTATACAATAATATTGATACATTAATATTCACCAAAAAGACACATAAAACTATTGACCAGATAGTTGAGGCTAAAACAGCCATAGTTGATTACATATTAGCAAACACTAAAAAAGAAATCGGTGAAGGGTATGGTTTACCAAATAGTACATTAGCTGAAATTGCTGTTGATAAATTTAATGAGGAATATACTGAATTAGATGAGTCTGATGTTTCAGCAGTTAATGCTGTAATATCTACCAATGAATCTGAAAAAGAAAATTTCTACAAAGAATCAATTAAAGAGTGTTTGACTTTGGTCAATACTAAAATTTCTGAATCTTCTGGTGATATAAAAGAAAAACTATTATCAACTAAAGAAAACTTATTAAATAGAACTTACAATACAGAATCCTTTGTGTCTGATATTTCTAAAATTCTAGAATTAAAAAAACATTTAAATAATAATTAAAATGGAAATGAATTCCTTGGTTCAAATTTTTGGTAGCGCTGGTGTGACTTTTTATGTCATGTGGCTTTGGCTTCAGAGTATCCAAAAGGAAAAATCTGGCATAATTAAAAAGTTGGAGATTGAACAAGAAAATAGGATAAATGAACTTAAGGAAATATTGCCTTTACTAAATGAAGCATCCAATGGTCTTCAAGCTGCCATGAAAAATCAAGAACAAAGTAATGGTGAGGTGATTAAGAGAATCATTGAACATGTTGACAAAAAAATAGATGAGTTAAGTAAAAAATGCTCAAATAACGATTAAAAAAAATAAATTAAGTTATGGAAAATGTGTTACAATTAACTTTTGCTAAATTAGAGCTTAAACAAATGGAGCTAATTGACAGATTATCTATGAAGCATAATGATTATGTAATAAGAGTTATTATGTCAACAGTAACTGATAAATTTGTTGCTGTTAATGGTGATTGGGAATTGGTAACTGGTTTCAAGGAAAGTTATTGTATTGATAAAACATGGGAAGATATAGCACCAAAAAATCAAATTAAAAATGTTTTAGGTTATATGGATTACCTTAAAAAGAGTCAAAACACATTTCAAAAAACTAAATTTGATATAATCAAAAAAGATGGTAAGATATTATCAGTTGATTGGACTGGTAAATATTTCCCAGAAATAAACGGAATGGTTTTAATTGGTAGAGTAACTAGGTAATATATTGACTTTGTTATTTTTTTTAAGTATAGTTAATAAAAAAAATATTATGCTTAAAACAGGAAAACAAATGAAAATTGATTTATTTAAAAATTACAAAATAGTTACAGGTACTATTGATAATAAAAACCCAAAATCAATGTATCTTACAATATCAGCATGGGGTGAACCTAAATTAAATTCTGATATTAATTATTCTGATGTTATCAGAAAAATGAATAAACAAATAAAAGCAAATTTATATTCTAAATTAGATAAATCGTTATTTGATTACGGTAGAACTATTGTTGATTTGGATATGCGTGATTCTGGAATAAATTATAACAAAAAAAGTTACATGAATTGTGAAATAACATTATTTAAATTAAATAATTTTAAAATACAAGATAAAAGAATAAAGGAAGAGGTTAAAAAAATAATGAATGATGTTGTATCTGAAGTATTTGAAAAATCTGAATATTTTAATTTCCACAAAACTAAAAAATAAAATAACCAACATATTATATATTAAATCCCGACTTAAGTTCGGGATTTTTTGTTTTATCTATCATATTTATTATTAAAAAAATAATATGTCAGATATTAAAATACTAAAAGCTGTGGATGAATTAACCACTATGATTTATTCTTTAGTTGACCCAGAAACTAATATTATTAGATATATAGGTAAAAGTGATAATTTAAATAGACGACTAAGTGAACATATTAAAAAAAGTAAGCATTCAATAACACATAAAAATAACTGGATTGTCTCATTAACGAAAAAAGGGTTATCACCTATAATTGAAGTTATTGATATTGTTCCGAGGCATGAGTGGGAATTTTGGGAGGTGTTTTGGATAGACCAATTTAAATCCTGGGGTTTTAATTTAACTAACATAAGTAATGGTGGTAATGGTGGTGACTTAGGTCCCATAGTTAGAAAAAAAATATCAGATAAATTAAAAGGTAGGGTTAATTCAGAAGAATCTAAAAAAAAACTTAGTGAATATAGATTAGGTAAAACCTATGAAGAATTGTATGGTATTGAACGAGCTCTTGAGGTTAAGAGTAAAATGTCTAATGATAGGTCTGGTTCTAATAATAATATGTATGGTAAAACACATTCTGATGTTACTAAAATGAAGATTCGTTTGAAAAATTCAGAAAATAATAAGGGTGAAAATAACCCTATGTATGGTAAAAAACATACTAAAGATACTATTGAGGTTATTAAAAATAAATTATCAGTAAAGAATAGTGGTGTGGGTAATCCGTTTTATGGTAAAACCCATACTGATGAATTTAAAAATAAATTACGTAAAAAAGTTAAGCAATTAGATTTGGATGGTAATTTGATAAAAATATGGAATTCGATAACTGAGGCTGCTAATACACTTGGATTGAATCAAAGTAGTATATCTAGTGTTTGTAATAAACCAAATAGAACTTACAATAATTATAAATGGGAAAAAATAAATTAATATGAGTGATTTTCAAATAAATAAGGATAATACAGTCGGTAAGGTCATGATTATGATTGAATCTGATGCGGGTTACATATCCCCAGATGATAAAAGAAATAAACCATTCATCACTGAGATGAAAAAATTAGAATCTGGTATACACCCATCAGTTCATGAACCATTAGTTGTTTATGTGGTCTTACAAAAATATGGTGTAAAAAATAGAAATGGTAGAATATATCCAGAATCTATTTTGAAAAGAGAAGTTGATAGATATCAAGAATTAATTAGAGAAAGAAGAGCTATTGGTGAATTGGACCATCCAGAATCTTCTATTATTGCTGGTGATAGAGTGTCACATAATATTATTGAAACTTGGTGGGAAGGTAAAACCCTAATGGGTAAAATGGAAATACTTATGACCCCAGGTTATGTAAATTATGGTATTGTATCAACAAAGGGTGATGAGGTTGCTAATCTTTTAAGAAATAATATTATGATTGGTGTATCATCTAGAGGTGTTGGTTCATTAAGAGAAGTTGGTGGTGACCATGTTGTTCAAGAAGACTTTGAAATTATTTGTTGGGATGTTGTTACAGCACCTAGTACACCAGGGTCTTGGATGTTTAAAGAAAAGTCTGAAGCAAGACCATTTGTTGAATCTGTTGAAAAGAAAAATAATATATTAGGTGAAGGTCTAGATAAATTTTTATTGGACTAATAAAAAAAAATATTTTTAAAATTTAGTTTTTCACAAAATTAAATATATTTATAAACAACTGGGTATATTGCCCTTTTTAATAATTAAAAAAAATTAAACAAAAAAAAATGGCTGAGAAAAATAAATCAATTATTGAAAGCGCATTATTGGATGCTAAAAGAATCCAAGAAGCACTTAACGCCAACACAAAAGAAATACTTCGTAGCGTAGCGCTAGAAGAAATTGATGGACTAGTGAAAGAATCTTTGGGAGAAGGTTATGTTGAAGAAGATGCTGATGAAGATGAAGAAGTTGCTGATGTTGAAATCACTGATGAGCCAGAAGCTGGTGAAGAAGGTGAAGATGAGACTGAAGAACTTGATGATGACTCTGAAGACTCCGAAGAAGGTGATGACCTAGAAGGTGATGACGATATTAGTATGAGTGCTGTAGCACTTGGTGGAGATGATGAGGAAGTTGAGGATTTAACTCAAGCGTCTGACGATGATGTTATTTCGGTTTACAAAAAGTTAACTGGGGATGACACTATCGAAGTTGTTGTTGACGATGAAACAGGAGACATCAAATTAACTGTTAATGAGCCAGGTGAATTTATGATTAAAACTGGGGCTGAAGAAGCTGAAGTTGAAGATGAATTTGATACTGATGAAGTTGGTGGTGATGATGAAACTGAAGAAGTTGACGAAGTTATGTATGAAATCGCACTTGAAGAAATGGAAAACATCGATGGTATTAAAGCACCTATTGGTGATAATACAGGTGATAACTTAGCTGGTGGTTTTGATGCTGACCAAGCATATGCTCACGCTGAAGGCGAAATGGTAATGTCTGAAGGTGAAGAAATTGCTGAAGTTGAAGAAACTATGGAAGAAGGTGAAGAAACCATGGAAGAATCTAATGTTAGAGCCTTAAATAATGGTAGAAACCAATCATTAAAACCAAGTACTTTCCCTGACGAAAGAAGGGGTGGTAGAGTTGATGAAAGTGCGAACAAATATAATACATTGTTAACTGAAGCTAAAGAATTAAGAGGTAAAAATGAAGAATACAAACAAGCTCTTAAGCAATTTAGAACAATGTTAGCAGAAACAGTTGTATTTAACTCTAACTTAACTTATGTAACTAAGTTATTCATGGAGCATTCTACAACTAAAGAGGAAAAACAAGAAATCTTAAAAAGATTTGATAATGAAGTTTCTACTCTTAAAGAATCAAAAAGGTTATATAAATCAATCGCTAGTGAATTGACTTCTAGAAAGCCAATGAATGAGTCAGTTGAAAGAAAATTTAATAATGAAGTTTCAAGCGGTATGTCAAAACAATTAAATGAGTCTACTGCTTACATCGACAAAGAAACTCAAAGAATAAAAGACTTAATGAGTAGAGTCGAGAAAAGATAATAACAATAAAAAAAAAGAAAAAATAAAAAATTATGTCACAATTTTTAAATTCTGGACAAGTTGGTAACATCGGATTAAACCACATGAAAGAAATCCGTAAACAAACACAACAAAAATGGGAATCTTTAGGATTCTTGGAAGGTCTTAAAGGACACATCAAAGAGAACGTTGCTCAATTATATGAAAACCAAGCAACTTCAATCTTAACTGAAGCTACTGATGCAACATCATCTGGTTCTTTCGAAACTGTAGTTTTCCCAATCGTGAGAAGAGTATTCTCTAAATTATTAGCTAACGATGTAGTATCTGTACAAGCTATGAACATGCCAATCGGTAAATTGTTCTTCTTCGTACCTCAAACTTCTTCAAGAGTTGATGCTAACGGTAACGCTGGTGATGATTACGCTACAATTCCTTACGGAACAACTTATTCTGCACACACAGGTATGGGTGACCAATTACCAAGTTGTGTTCAGCCAGTTGATGGATGTACTGTTACTCCATTCGCAGCTAAAAACTTATACGATATCTTCTACAACGATGGTATGTTTGATAACTCAAAAGGTACTTTAACTATCGCAGTTGGTACAGGTGTATTAAAAACTTTAGGTACTAACGGTACTTTCACAACTATCGCTAACTTCGCAGCTGCTCCATTGGCAACTGACGGTACTTTAAGAAACTTAATCGTTGCTGTTTCTGGTTTCTCAGCTGTTAACGCTGGTAGATTAACTGGTCCAGATGGAAACGAAATGGACACTGAAGCATTCTTAGCATCTTTAATCGTTGTTAACGGAGCTGGTGAAGCTTTAGTTGACCAAGATGGTGAAACAGTTATTGCTAATGGTGCATCAATTCCATTCAGATTAGTAACTCAAAAATATGGTAGAGGTATCGTTGATTACAATGATATTTGTGATGCTGTTGGTGTTATGTACATCGAATTAGATTTAACTCATCCAGCTGTAACTACATCTACTTATGATGGTTACACAGGTATCGTATCTGGTGCATCTAGCACATTAGTTTCATTAGTTGCTAGTGATTTAGATATCGCATGGGGTCGTTACGATTCATTAGAATTAGAAACTGAAATGGGTGAGGTATCATTCAAATTGGATGAAGTAGTTGTTTCTGTTGAAGAAAGAAAATTAAGAGCTACATGGTCTCCAGAATTAGCACAAGATGTTAGTGCATTCCACAACATCGATGCTGAAGCTGAATTAACTGCAATGCTTTCTGAGCAAGTTGCTGCTGAAATCGACCGTGAAATCTTAAGAGACTTAAGAAAAGCTGCTGCATGGCAATTAAGATGGGATTACAACGGATGGAGAAAAGCTTCTTCTGCTGCATCACCATACACTCAAAAAGACTGGAATCAAACTTTAATCACTAGAGTTAACCAAATTTCAGCACAAATTCACAAATCAACTCTTAGAGGTGGTGCTAACTTTATCGTAGTATCTTCTGAAATCTCTGCAATCATGGATGATTTAGAATACTTCCACGTAAGTGATGCTAACCCAGAGCAAGACCAATACAACATGGGTATTGAAAGAATCGGTTCATTAAGCGGACGTTACCAAGTGTATCGTGACCCATATGCACCATTCTACTCAATGATTATCGGTCATAAAGGAAAATCATTGTTAGATACAGGTTACATCTACGCACCATACGTGCCAATGCAACTTACTCCTACAATGTACAATCCGTTTAACTTTGCACCTGTAAAAGGTATCATGACGAGATATGCAAAAAAGGTGGTCAACAATCGCTTCTACGGGCATGTAAGAGTTGATGGTGTACCTACATTTAACGTTAATGAATTAAGATAATCTCTTATAAATCAATAACTTAAAAGTCTAATCGAAAGGTTAGACTTTTTTGTTGTTATAAAGTTTTATTTAATAATAATCGATTTAATGGTTGACTTATTAAAGTAATATTCGTACCTTTGTAAAAAAAAAGATATATGAGTAAGAAAATAGTGTTAACAACAGAGCAAATTAATGAATGTATTAATCTATACGTAAACGAATTAATGGGTACACCATCAATAAGTAAAAAGATGGGTATACATAAAACAATTGTGATTAGAACATTAAAGGAGAATAATATTGAACTTGGACCTTCTGGTCGAAGAAATATTGGTGGTAAATCAGTTTCCGATAAGAAATATCGTGAAAAAAATAAAGATAAACTAAATGAATACCATAAACAATGGTCAAAATTAAAACGTAAAGAATTACGTGAATATCATTCAACATGGAGAAATAATAATCGAGAACATGTAAATGAGAAGACTAGATTATGGTATTTAAATAGACGAAGAACTGACCCAAGTTTTAGATTAAAATGTAATACTAGGACGGCTGTGTGGACATGTCTTAAAGAGCGTGATATTGCTAAATATCGTTCTACATTCGAATTATTAGGGTATACGTTAGAAGAACTAATAGCTCATTTAGAGAAACAGTTCACAGAGGGTATGACATGGGATAACTATGGTGAGTGGCATGTTGACCATAAGATACCAATGAGTAGTTTTCAATTTGAGACTACTGATGATAGAGAGTTTAAATTATGTTGGTGTTTGGATAATCTTCAACCGTTGTGGGGACCAGATAATTTGAGTAAAGGAACTAAATTTTTATAGTTTATATTGATATTTATAAATAAAAGCAATATGAGAAAATTCGATAAAATAAAAAACATACAGATGGCTAATATATTGGTTGAACAAAGGTATTTAGAATATAAAGGTTTAATTAATGAGGAAGTTTCAACGGATTTATTAATGAATAAAATACCTTTTTTAAAACGTTTTGAACTTGACCCAGATTCTGATTCAAATTTTATTTTATTTACATATAACAAAAAAGTTAAAGATGTTGAAGTTAGCAATCAATTATTTAAAAATATTTCAGTTCATTTGGGGGATTATGGTAATGAGAGTAATATTGAAAATTTTAATGTTGATGTTGATTTTGAAATCGTATTAAGGTTTGATAATTATGGTGGTACTTATGATGTTAACTTAATACCTAATTTGCTTATTAATGTTATAAATAAAAATGAGTTTAATATCCCAGAAAAATTTAAATCTTTTTATGTAAAATTAATTGAGCATTACGAAATAGAATACCCTAATTTAATTAAAAAAGAATTTAGTTTACACACCCAAATAAATAATAATAATCTAGATGAAAAAATAACCGAAATAAATGAATTACTATATAAATTATCACAAAAATTAGATTTAAAATTCGGGGAATTTAAATTATTTTAAAAAAAAAGGGTTAACCTTTTTTGTTTTATATTGATATTTATAGGTATGAATTTGTTTATAAAAAAATTATTAAGGGAAGGTTTATTTGAAAGTATAAATTTAAATTTATCTAAACAAATAAGGTCTAAACAATTGGATGTTGATATTAACAAAACACTAGAAGATATATTTGGTAAAAACATATATCGTTTATATTATGATGTTAATACTGGTAAACAAATACAACCAACTAGGAAGGAACCTAAATTAAAATTTGATGTTGAGATTGTTGATAATTTAAATGCAGATATAGACACAATATTGAGTAAGTTGGGTTACAGCTTAGTTGATTTGGATAAAAATATAGCTAAGAGTAATAAAAACGGGCAAACTATCAAAGCAACAAAGGTTTTACAGTCATCTGACAAATTAATTTTCAAAAAATATACAGAATACCTTAGTTCAATTACAAATTCAACAATAGAATCTGAAAAATTATATGTGGTTGTATCAAGACATTCGCACGATATTGCTAGTATGTCTAGTAAACCAAATATAGAATCTTGTGAAACACTGTCAGATTATACTGATATAAAACAAACATTAATTGGTAAAGATGTTGATGGTGTTGAGGGTTATGGGGTGCACATATGGGATAATATACAGAGTGATGGGATTGTTTTCTATTTAATTAAAGAAGGTGATTGGAATATACAAGACCCAATTAGTAGATTTTTAGGGGCTGGTATATGTGAATTTGGTAATTCTTATCATTTTTATGGTAAATTCCACAATAAATTTAAAAACTTTGTAATAGGTTGGGTAGAATATTATAAATCTAAGGTATTGAATCAATATACGGTTAAATCGGATAAAGATTTTTTCAATAAAAGCGTGGATGAATTAGTCAAAATATTAAATAAAAGTATAAGTGATAATGATAATAATAAAGAATATATAATTAGAGGTTTAGTAAAAAATGATAGGTATGATGTTTTGTATGATTTAATTACTAAAACTGATTATAAATTCGATGATGAAGGTAGACCTAAACGTACTAAGGTTTTTGATTCTGGAAAGGTAAAATTTTTGGTGGACATGCTTAATGATATTTTTGGTTATAAAATTATTGAGAAATTTCCTAATAATATTAAGAAGCCAATCGTTGATTATGTTACATCGATTATTGATAATGATACCTATAAATTAAAAGAAATAAATCAGTATTTTAGAAGCCCAGAAAAGGTCAAGGATTTATATATTAAACATTTTTCTAGGTATCTTAAAGATGGTAATTTATCCAACGTTTTTTTAGATTTGTTAAAATCTAAGTTACTTACGATGTGCGATACTAATTTTATTGAAATAGGTGATATGGGTGAGTGGGCTGACCCAGATAAATTAAATGAATATAAACGTGAATTAATTTTTTATAAAAAGAATGGTGGGTGCGATAAATTACAATCAACCAAAAAAGATATATATAATTCAATTATTGATTATTTTGAACAAAATAAAAAAGGCTAGATAAATCATTTAAACCAATCGGTATTTGAATTTATTTTTGTTAAATTAAAACTTAAATTTCTTTCATTTGGTATTGCTAAAACATTGCTACAAATAAAATCTGATTCAAATACATTTATGGGATTATTTTTATGATTATTTATTTTAAATAATCGACTTATATGCCAATAACAATCATAATTTTCTTGCAATAAGAAATCTAGTAATGCTGGTGAATATTCTCTATTATCATTTTCAACATATAAAATTGGCCTGTGTTTTTTTATTGTGTAATATGCACCATTTAATACATTAATTTCCATTGTTTCAACATCAATTTTCATTAGATTTAATTTATCAAATGATAAATCATCCAGTCTAATTTGATTTACGTTAATACCGTTCTTTTCTGATAATCTTATACCACCAAAATTATTTGGTTTTGTATAATCTAATATTGGAACATTTATTACTTTTTGACTATCACCAACAGCTAAGTTATATGTTTCAACATTGCGCATATTGTTTATTGCTACATTGCCACAAAGTATTCTAAATATTTCTGGTTGTGGTTCAAAAGAAATAACCTTACCATCAAAACCAACCATTTTACTAAATGGTAATGTCATCAAGCCAATATTTGCACCTATGTCTAATACAACATCATTTTTATTTATTAGTGATGATAATAAAATTATTTCATCATCACAATATTCACCATATTCGGATATACAATTACCAATGTAATAATCATTGGAATTATAAATCACTTTACCATATTTGTATTCAGATATTATATTCATAATACAAATATACTAATAAAAAACAAAAAATGGGGCATTTAGCCCCATTATATAGTTAACTCAGTTATTTTTATTTATCAGGTATAATATCTTTATTTAAATCAATATTTTCTTTTGCCAAAAAGAATGAGGTTCCACTATTTATAAAATTTATAATTGTATCGGTGATTGGTTTTAATAGTTCGATTAAAATAAAAACACCACCAACTATCTTAGTTATTAACCCAAAATAACTATTAATATTTGTTAAGCTATTAATTATTTCACCAATAACTACAACACCTAAAAATTTTAATGCAAAATTTCTTATTTTTTCAATACCACCCTTTTTACTAGCTAATTCATCTATATATTTTTTTAAATATAATACTATTGAGCCAACAACTGAGCCTACTAAAAATTTTATTTTATCACTATATGAGCCATTTTCAATTTTAGATATTAAAGCTTCAATTTTTCCTTTTACATCTACCAATTTTAACTTTATTAATTTATCATATAAATCTTTTAAAGTTGTTCTTTTAAATACTGTGAAAAAATAATCACTAGTTGTTTTGGCTAATTTTTCATCTGCTGATACTTTACCAAATACATATGCCAAATCTTTAGCGTTACTAATTGTTTCAACACCTTTATTCCAGGCATTACCAACCATAGCTTTGGCTGATGATAAGAAGTTTTCAATAATAAGTGATTCATTCAATAATTGATTATTGTGGTGTTCATGTTCTGTTAGTGCTAACCTAACTTTATATTTTATTTCACTTTTCATTATTGACTTATTCTTAATTCTGATTGAGATACGATATCGAATTTTAATACTTCTTTATTTGTTGACACTTCTAAATTAGATTCATATTTAACATCTAAATAATAAGTATTAGGTATTAAACTGGAGGTATCTAGTAAAAAGTAATTATTAGTTGCGGTCATTTCAACATCTTGATAATCAATTACAGTATATTCGTTTTTACCTTCTCTAACGTATAATCTATACTGTAAGCTATCAACTCTTTGAGTTTGATTAACAGTATATGGTATTCTTGTGCTTATTAATACCTTTCTAATATCACCTCTTTTAATTTTTTCATTGTGATTTATACCAGAAATATTAAATCCAACTCTTTTTGGTAAATCATCAGCATCACCAATGTTGTAATATTCCATAGAGTCTCTTAAAGGTATTGATAATTCAATTGCTGGTCTTTGCACACCATTTATAACAATATCATCCCACACATCATTAATAATGACTCCAGGCTCATTATTTCCACCAGTTGGTACTATTATATCAATATAATAAACTCCTTTTGTGCAATGCACAATTTGACTTTGAGTATAAGATGATATAATCAAGCCACAATTATCATATACGTTAACTATTGGAATATCATCTAAGTTTGTTGGTCTACCGTTTATATTAACATAAAGATATATTCTATTATATTTATCTAAATAAAAATCATTTCTATCATCACTTATGTGACATGAGTAAGTTGTTTCAATAAATGGTTCATAAAACGTTTGTGTATGTCTGGTAAAGAAACCAACATATTGGTAATCAAAGGTATTTAATTCTTCTAATGTTCTAGGAAATGCAATCCCTAATCCGTAGTTAGTTTCACCAGTTAAATATGCGTTAACAACATCTGTAACATCAATTTCCATTGATTCATTACCTTGTTCAAAATGTTGTGTTCCAACAATTATATTTGATGGTGAGCCAGAATATACACCATTACCATTAAACCAGGACACATTTGTTTGAGCTTCAAACCAGTTTGACGGGCATATTGAAGTTACTATTGTATCACCATCAACAACACAGTCTAAATAATCATAACCAACACCCTCATCCCATTCCTGGTCTATTTTAAATAAAATTAAATCAAATGAGCAAGCACGTTGTTTACCATCACATGTGTGTTTACCCAATAATTGTTCATCGAAAGCTCCAGTGTTGGTCATTCTAAGTGTGTGTCTCATTAACCCAAGATTTGGGAATGTTCCACCACTATATAAATCTCTTAATCTAGTTTCATCAAAATGAAATAAAAATCTAGAATAATTTCTATTAACTTCATTACCACCATAGAACAATTCTGTCACTGGGTTTCTAGCAGTGTTTAATGTACTATTATAAATTATTGTATTATTTCTATCGAAATACGTCCTTACTACCATTTCTTTTTTATTAATAAATATCTAAGAATATTAATTAATTATCTAAGAATATTAATTAATACGTATATTTTTGGATAGCATTTTGTTTTCTAATTCAGCAGCTTTTATACCAAAAGCCGAAACGGAACTACCAACATTAATATTGTCTGTTGGGGGTGCCATACCGTAAGCATTATGTATGTGACTTTGGAATGCCTGTCTTAGTGCGATTAAATATTCTAATAATACGTCACCAAAGACCATTGGATGTGCGGTAGTTAATATTGTATTAAGTTCGTCATCGGTAATGTATGGGGTTTTATTGTTAATTAAATCCCTATTTGTTAAATCAAATGTTGGACTGCCGTTGTATGTTAATAAATTAATTTTATCCGCAACAATATTATTTACACTAATTTTTTTAGATTTACTTGGTGACCCAATTCCACTTATAGCGACTATTGCATTATTTACTTGGTCGGTATAATTAAAACCATTTTTAACTTGTATATAAGCTGGATTTATATTATTAAATTTTTTACTATCGTTCTCAACAAACTTACCAGCACGTATTAATACTTCACTATCTCTAAATACGATATCAGCATTATTTCTACCATTTATAACAAATGTATTTTCGTTATCGTATTCAGTATAAATACCCTTAGTTTCTTCGTTTTTTGTTGGGTTAGTTAAGTTATTATAATAACCAGAACTTAAATTTGTAGTTGCACCAGCTAATAATGTTTGTTTGTTTATTAGGGTTATATCTGATGTTATTGGACCAATATAATATCTATCACTATACCTATCTTCTGGGCTAGTCATAAACAGTAGAACCATTTCATTTTTTTTGGGTATTGGTGCTCCAAATTTTGGTATTAGAGGATAGCAGTTTGGTAATTGATTATCATTATCTATTGGCGTATCAAAATTATTACCAGATATTCTACATTTAACAATATATGGGTCAATATTGAATGCTTCATCCCTAAATTTTTGATTAGGGTCAGTTTGTGTTACTGGTATTTGTACAATTTTATTATCAACATCTTTTGATGCTACAACAACTTGACCTAATTGTATAGATTTAAAGTATGAATTTGCGCCACCAAAAAACGAACCTTCACCAGTTACATATTTACCATCTATACTCATTTCTTACCTTTCATTCTTTCAGTAATAACTGAAGAAGCTTCTATAAAAATCTTCTCAATTTCAGTTAGTTTATCAAATTCTTTAACTGTTTTTAATTTTTGAGCATCATAATCCATTTGCAATTGTTTTAATGCAATTACAATTTCATCATTGGTTTTATCTTCCCATTCACTTTTCATAATTTATTGTATTACCCCGTCTGTTATCGCTGGTAATATATTTGAACCGTTTGTTACAAATGGTCCACCAGCATTAGCTCCAGTCCCTTGAAATAATATTGAACCTGGTGGTATTACGGTTGTCACCTTTGCATTTTGTTGTATATGTGATACCATTTCTTGACATTGTACTAACATAGCCGCAGCCGTTTTATTTGGCCCATCAGCAAAGATATCACCCATTGGTATACCAGCTTCAGATTCCATCCTAGATATTATGTTTGCAGCTAAATTTCTACCACTCATACCTGGTTTTAATTTGGCTCCAGCCAATAATAAAAAAGGTGGTATTTCTGGTGCTGGTTTTTGACCCAAATTAAATACCCCTAATAATAAATTTAATATTTTAGTTATAGAAGTCAAGCCTTTGGTTGCTTCTGGTATATTTTTTTGTGTTGATTTACAATCTTGTGCCATGATTATTAAATTTTAAACTGCGACATATGATATATTTTGTATCTGTCTTATTATTTCTGGTGGTGTACCAATTAAGCTCAAAATTTGGGCTATATAATTTTTACCCCTTTCTATTTCATCTTGTGCAAATTTTTGTGATAATTTTTTACTAAGAAATTTTATAATTAAAGTTAATAGTAATTTTATAACTAGTTCTAATATTGTTTTAGATAAAGACTTTATTAAGTTTTTATTTTTCTTAATAAAATCAATTGGACCATCATATGTTTCATTTTGACCATATAATATTTGGTAGTTTATCGCATAAACACTAATTAATTTTGGTGACATAACGATGGTCATTATACCTTTAGCTAAAGATTTAACAAGCTCTAATAAAAAATTATTTTTTACTGTATTTTTATCCTCTGATGTTTCATTTTGTGCTTGTAAATCAGCTAATGTATTTAATGCATTTTTAATTGATGTGTGTTGTTGTTCTAATATTGGTATTGGTGATGTTGTGTTTGATGTTGCATCTGAAAAATTTTGTGTTGTTTGTAATAATGAATCTATTGGTACTGAAACTTCCCTATTATCATAGGTATCAATAATACCCACACCATTTTTTCTATTATTAGCTTTTTCATTTATTTTTATTAATTGTTCATTTGAAAAGCTAAAAAAACTATCATCAATTGCTTCACCATCATCTGAATTTAATATACAATTCAAACATTCTTTTATTTCTTCTTCTTTTTGTAGCTGACTTTTACTTTTGTTAATTTTAGATGATATTGTACCAAATAAATCATCAACTAATAAATTTAATATTTTATCAGAGCTTAAAGTATCTGGTGACCCAAATAAACTAATACTATCGATTAGATTAACATTAAACTCATATAATGTTTTATTATCATAATTAGCATTAGAATTAAATTTAATAACATTGTTTTCCGTTGTACCAACAGGGCTAAATTTAATGTCTAATATTGGTTGTGTTGTTGTTGATGTGCCCTATGTACTAATTGAACCACCGTTTGGTGTGTAGTCTGATTTGTTTTGTGTTATATTTGAAAATAAAAAAGTATTAAAATCCTTACTGTTTACACCAGCTTGGTAATCTTCGTAGATTAACGCTCCGTATGGACTCTCTGGGTCTACTTTAGTTATACCAAAGAAGTCAACATCAGATATATTTAAAACAACCCCAGCACCACCACTTCTAAACCAAGCTGGTATTGATGGGTTTACTGAACAACTGCATAGTTGTTTTATTTCTTTCTTTAAATCCTTTTTAATTGCTGATTCTATTTCTGGTAACTTTCTGGTTAAGAAATCCGATAAATTGTCTATCATCTCCTTATAACCAACCAACGATTTAGTTAAGTCCATTAAAAAGCCAACAGAATCACCGCTACCATTAATTGATGAAAATGAGTTTGTCTTTTTTAATTTAGGCAAACCTTCATTAATGGTGTTCAACGATGCAACATCGGCCATTATTTTATTTTTCTTATCTAATATTGACATTATTAGTTGTTTTCAGATTCTTTATTTGGACCATTCTTAATCATTTCCCTAACCTTTGCAAAATCATCTAAAGATACTGAACCGTTACTTCTTTCTTGTATTGCAGTTGAGGCATCTCCATTATGTTTTATTATGTCATTTTGCAATTTAGCAATTTCTAATTTTATTTTTATCGCTGAGTCTTTTACCTTTAAAGCATCAACTTTACCTTTTGCTATTTTTGTCAAATCATCAACATCCACTGGGTTTGCTGAATTAACCATTTCATTAATAGTTTTTTGAGCATCATTGATTTGCGCACAGGCATCATTATACGCTTCTTGACATAATCCTTCAAGGCTGTCAACATTATTAATTTTAACGTCTTGCTTTTTCTTCCTAGGCATCTTAATATAAATTAATTTTAATTTGTTATATCTATAAATACACAAAAAACGGATTTTTTTATTCAAATCCGTTTTCTAGCCCATCCATTTTTAAAATAGAATATATGTCTTTGTATTTTTTCATAGATGACCTTATATCTTTAGTTGATAAATTGGTATAGTTTCGCATTGTTTCTAAAACTGAATTTTTATTAAATTTAGGTCCACCATTCATAATGTCTAATGTTTTTTCCCAATTTTCTAATATATCAATTAATGCGTAACCAACCTTTATTTCATTATCATTCAACCTTTTTTTAGGTGGAAGGTTATCATTGTTATCAATTTCTACTTTTATATTATTAGTTAAATTAAATATAAATTTATCTAATGTGAAATCTTTATCTTCTATTTCATATTGTAAATCTTCCCTACCATCTAAATATGATTGAGTTAAATCTTCATATGAATATAATTGTTTTAGAGAACCATCATCCTTTATTAGTAGCCCTAAAATATAATGTTTACAAATTGTTCCATAGTAAGAATATGCTTTTTTACCAGAATCTTTATCAAACTTATCCGCTTTTGTTATCAAGAAGGAAAGAGTGTCTGAATGTAAATCTTCAAATGAGACACCCTTTCTATATAATTTATACCTTCTGATTATCGATTCAATCATTTTATCAAATGGTTTTCTTAACCATTGATTGTAGATTGCATTCCTTTCTATTTCATCGTTACATTCTAAAAATCTAACTACAGCTGCTTCTTCTTCTGGGCCAAAATATAAATCATTCGTTCTTTTTCGCCCCCTTTGTTTAGCCATAATTAAATATTATTCTGTATAACTTATCTCTCTATCCTGTTCGTGATAAAATTCAGATTTAGCTTTATTTAACCACCAATTGGCTTCAACTGGGTTCATGGATTCTCTGTAATTATGGAACAATGAGCCAGTTCTTTGGTTAACATGTTTGTAACCAAATCTAGGTATTGTCATAATTCTTGCTGATTTGTAAGACATTCTCAATAAGAATTCATAAATAAATGTTAATTTAATATTTGATTTAAAACCACCATATGATTGGTATAATTCTTTTTTCATAACAATACCATCAATATTAAAGTTTTGATATGTTAATAATGCATCTTTATCTAGGTATCCTAATTCTTCTGAAAAACTATTTGCCCAAACTGCTTCGTTTGTAAAACCAATAAATGAACCATTTTCATCAACATCAACAATAATTGGCATGAAGATATCCACATCTGTGTGTGCTTCGATATATGTTTCAACTGATTTAAACCATATTTTAGAATACTCATCATCATATTCTAAGATACTGAACCATTCAGTATCACATTTATCAACACCGAAATTCATTTGCGATGCGAAATCAGTATTACCATCGTTTTCAACAACGGTTACTAAATCTTTAATTGAATCGTAATCATATCCTTTTGCAAAATCAAAAGCATCACTAGCTTTTGGTACTACAACCATAACTTTACCAGGTTTAACAACTTGGTCATGTATGCTTTTGATTGCATTTGCAAATAATGGTTTTGTATTATCATTAATATCATGTAATGGAATAATTACTGTTACATTTTTACTCATAATTAATTTTTTTATTTGTTTGATTCAACAACTGAACCAATTATGTTTTTAAATTCATCAATTCTTTCACCAACTAATGAACCGTAAACTTCTTTTATTTTATCCGCTTGTTTTTCTTCACTATATTCACCTTTTGTTTCACCCATACCATCTAATAAATCTTGAGGTACTGAATCTTCTAACCAAAGTTTCATATATGTAGAAATTAATTCTGGGATATTATTTGTTGAACTAGTCCAAATACCATTATATTTTAATGATACCGTTCCATTTTCATCAACCTCTTCCATCCATTCTGGTGTTGTGTTTGGAATCTTAGCAATAACTGGTGTATCACACTCAATAGATTCTAATGGGAATGTACCAAAACCAGCTTGGTCATCAACCCATATGGATAAACATGCTTTTGATAGTTCATCAGCAAATTGTGCTTTTGGTAAACCTCTCAAATCTTTAAATGTTAACCATTTATAAATTGGGTATTGTAAGTAGAAAGATTTAGTAATTTTAGTTACGTCTGATTGATTTCTAGTGTGTAATACTACAATTGGTAGTTTTGGTTTTTTATTTGGTTTAAATTGGCTAGAAATTGCCACTGGAACCACATGTGTTTTTAAACTTGGGAAAAGTGTTTTTAAATAGTTCGCTTGTTTTTCTGATGTTGTAATTGCATCATTAAATCCAAAATCTGTCCATCTTCTACCAAGTGGTAATAATTCAAAAATATATTCTGGACTTTGTGATAAAACAATTTTCTTACATGGTAATGCACGTACTTCTTTTTGTTGCATAACAGTTGAGAAAACTTCTGGAATAATTAAGAAATCTTGTGGAGCAACATTTAACACACCAGATTCAATAGATACGTGTGGTAAATTTGCGTATTCATAACCTAACCAGTCTGATACACCATTTTGGTCATCATCTCCAAATTTCTTATAATCGTTTTTCTCATGTAAGATATAAGCTTTATACCCTAATTCGTTTAACACTTTTACATGTTCATAAATGTTGGCAACACCAGCCACTGGGTTACCTTTAGTGTCTAATGTAAAAAAATACAAATTAAAATCTTTTGATTCTAATTTTGAAATAACACTGTTAACTTGTTCTTCAGTTACTTTGTTAGTTTGTTCTGACATAATTATTTATTATTATTTTATTATTATAATTCCTTTAGTATTCCGTATTTTACTAAGGTATTAAATGCAATTTTAAATGGTAGTGGTGTACTATGTAATGCTTTTTCTGGTCCTAACGCATCATCAGATTCTTCATTATACGTTAGTAATATCTCCATTAAAGTTCTATAGGTTTCATATCTAGAGATATCAATCTCCCTACCTTTATAATAAGACCTTTCTGTTATTTCTGTTTTTTCAACCCCACCTTGGATGTAAGTTGTTTTTGTTTCAGTTTCATTAACATCTTTTTGTTCTAACTCTGGGTCTGATTTTAAGATGTTTTCTAATCCATCGAAATCGATGTAATATGCAATACCACCAAATTCTAATATTGTTTCCTCTCCCATTATTTTTTTATTCTTGTGTTGTTATTTTTGTGTTTAATATCTTATCTCTTAACGTTGCATCTTTAATGAAATCCAATATTGAATCAAGTTCAAAATCAGCTATAACATTTTTATTGTATGGTGCTTTTATTTTGACCGAAACTTTATCATTTGGTTTGTTTTCCAATGCGATTGGGTTTGCCGTTATTAAAACATCAGCATCACCCCATTCTTCTTCATTCTGTTTAACAAATCTAATATTACTTGCCCTACAACCTAATTTTGATAAGAAAAATAATGTTGATGGGATGCTTTTTAAATACTCTCTACTAACTAATTCAACCGTATGTTCCTCTTCTTCTTCAATATCAACTAAAAACATATTGAATCTAGTCATTAGATTTTCATACATTTGGTCTGCGTGACCAAAAACTTCTAGACTAGCTTCCTCATATAAGAATTTATTTAATTCAGATTTTGAAGAAAAGGTAAAATGGTCAGATAAATTAAAAGATGTTATATCATCTTTTTTAATTGTGTAATCACCTTCACCCAAATACTTAGTGTATGTATAATCCATTTGAGCTAATGTGTCCCTTAATACTTCATTTATACTAATAACTATTTTCATGTTTTAATGATACTAGTATTATTTGTTAAAGTAAAGTTTAGTTAAATCTTCTTTTAAAAAATATTTTTATTTTTCTAAGCCAATTAATTTTTTTACCACCTTCTTTAATATATCTAGGTTTTATTTTGATAACTTTGGTTTGGTCAACCTTTGGTTTTGGTTCATCATCTTTTTGTATATTATCAAATATGTTAATAAAATATGTTGTTAATCTATGTCTAACAACTTCACTTTTATCAAACTTAACAATACCAACACCTTCTTCTGGATTTTTAAGTACATTATTAACCAAAGGTTCTAATGCACTTAACCTTTTATCTTTTAAATCGATTTGTCCAGAATCACCAAGTACAATAACTTTAGTATTTTCTGAGAACCTAGTTAAGAATGTTTTACCATTATCTTTTGATATATTTTGAAATTCATCTATAATAATAATTGAATTGGTAAATGAGCGACCTCTAATGGCACCAAACACTTCCATTTTAATAATACCAAATTCAATAAGTAGATTAGTTAGTTCTTCACCTATTAGTTTATGAAAAGCATCAAGAAATGACATCATATGGAATTTCAATTTATCCATCTCATCACCTGGAAGTGTACCTATTTCTTCATTCTTTAATTGTGTTATTGATTTAACCAATTTAATCTCTTTATATAAGGTTGGGTTATTTTTTAATAATAATAGCGCTTCATATATACTGATTAATGTTTTACCAGTACCAGCTGGTCCAGAACAAATTGTAACATCATTTTCTTTTATGATGGTCATTAACTTTTTCTGAGTTTCATTTTTACACTTTAAAGATATTCTAATATTATTAATAAGTTCTTCCTTTGTTAACGCTTTTTTAACTGTACTAACTTTAGTTTTAGTCCCCGTTGTTGTGGTTGTTGCGGTTGATGGTGTTTTTCTGGTTCTAGTCATATTTTATCTTTTTTCCTTTTTTTCATATTTCGAATCTAATTCAAGATTTCGATATTGTTCTATTATATTTCTACCATTTATTTTTACTTCTGATATGAATTTAACAACATAGTATTGATTGAACTCAATGATTTTATCAAAATCAATAATATCATATTCGTATTCTAAAAAATCTGCTGACCCTATTGTATTGTTTGTTAAAAAACAAATTGATTTTATATCAGTTAATGAGCTGTATATTTTATTATTCATTAACTTTTTTATTTCAGATATAAAGAAATGGTTATTTTTATCAAATTGCGCTGGGTATTTTGATACATAAAACTCTAATAGGTAATTATTATTCTCTATCTTTTTTATATGCAATTTTTCTGTATATTTTTCCAATTCAAACTTTGGTCTAAGTTCTCTTATTATATTTATAGGCAAATTAAGTTTTGAATGATTATATTTTAATTCACCTATAGTTTTAATTAAACCAAGGTTTAAAGATATGTCACTATCATTATTTATTTCATCATCTAAATTTAGATTGGTATCATCTATAATATTTGTGGTATCTGATAGCTCTTCACCTTTTAATTCAATATCTAAATCTAAACTATCTATAACACCACTACTAATATTTGTATTGTCCACAACCATGATTAGTTCATAGTCATCACTATTATCAGTTTTTATTTTTGATAGTTTTTGGGTGTCACCAATATATTTGGTTTCAAGTATTGGGTATCCATCATCATCATAACCAACAAGTGTTGATGACATTTGTTTTGAAGCCTCAATAGTTTTATAAATTCTCCATCTTAGTTTTTCAACATCTTCAGTTATTTCACCTCTTATCAATGCATCCAATACAGAGTTTTGATTTAGTGTTTGA